TCCTGACCCTGAACCTGTCCTCGAAGTAGCCGACCAAGGCGCTGTGGTTGAAGAAGCTCCAGCCGATGCTAATGAGGCTAAGAAGGATAAGAAAAACGAAAAGTGGGATTGGGAATCGAAGGGTGCTCAAGGCTTTGTTGCCTGGATTAAAGAGAGACTTGTCGATGTGCCAAAGCACTCTGGTTATGACTCTGCCGGACTAGAACGTGCCATGGCTTATCTCGATAAGCTCGATGGAGAAATTTCTAAGGCTATGCGTATGGACCTAGATGGCGAGTTGGATGCCAACAAGGTTGAAGAAGTGCGCGCTAAGATTGATGACGGTATCTCTAGATTGCAAGCACGTCTTGATAAGGTCAAGAAAGTCAAGAAGACCTCTCGTAAAGGCAAGAAGGCCGATTACGAAGAGTTAGGTCTAGTCAAAGAAGCTCAGAAGATTATGGGAGTCCAGGGCGTTTACATTACCGTTCCTTTGTTGATTTCCAGAATCGCCCGTGTCTGCATCAACGGTGTGATTTCTGCCGGACACGACATCGAAGATTTGTACGAGAGACAAGTCAAGCGTTGGAAGCTCAGTGACCGTGAACAAGCTGAAGTACAGCAACTATTGTTTGATATGGGATATCCTGTTCGTCAAGATCGTGGCTACATGCCAGATGACACTATCGAAGTTTCTGATAGCGACAACATGGATTGGGCAGCCAACTACAAGGGCTAATAATGAGCAAATACAGCAGGCACCAATCGGTTATTTCTAGAAACACCGATGAGCACATCAGCGAAGATCATTGGCTAAAGCAATTCCAAAAGACTTTGGAAAAGGGCGCAGTTCAGCCAGCTCAGCACTCTTTGTATGATCAAATCACCAACATCATGAACACTAAGTCTAAGTACCCATCTGTTCAGGCTGCGGTTGACGATATGATGCAACGTAGTGGTCTGACTGATTATCTTCATGGCGTTAAAGTCTCCAGCGAAGAGGGTGGTAAGGCTAAGACGGCCGCTGATCAAAATGATGCCTTCCTCAAAGAAATCCCTGTGGAAGAAAAAGTGTCTGAGGAAGAGTCTGAGCCAGAACACAAGCATGAGCATTGTGAGCACGATCATGAGAAGTCTCTTCCTATCGTAATCATCAAGCACCCATCTATTGGGCGCACTCTTGAAAACTACATCAAGGCTACCAGAGGTAACCTTCCTGTTCCAGCTATTATCCAGAAACTCCACTCTATCCACGACCATGATGTCTCGGATGCCAAGGATTGGGAGGATGATAAGTTGATTAGATTAGTTAGCAAAATGAATCTAGAAGCCAAGAAGGATAATCCAGGAGTCTTTGAGAACTATGATAACCTCGGAGCCTCTGAATTCTCGGGCGCTGATCAAGACGTGGATGCATCCAATACCGATGCATTTAACGCTCTTATGCCTGCCAAAATCTAATCAAATCTTTATAAAAGGGTAATATTACAATATATTATTCCAATGAATGATATTGAAAAAGATATGTTCCAAAAGCTGAAGACCCAGCTTTTACGAATCGACCCAGTTAATTTTTGTGAGAAGAACCTAACCCTAGATGGTGAGGATTTTCGCCTACATGGCAACGGGTACAAACCCTTTGCTGATATTTATCGTTATATCGGAATCAAAGCTCTAGAGCCAGGAGCTAAGCCAACCATCATCGTCAAAGGTCGTCAGGTTGGAGCTACTACTATGGCTAGCGCCCTTGAAATGTACTTCATGGGCTCAGGTATTTTTGGGGATGGATTTCGTCCCCCTATTCGCGTTATCCACGCCTTCCCTCAGTTAGAACTAGCGGCAGCTTACTCAAAGACTAAGCTCAACGCTATGATTTCCTCTTCCAAGGTTCCAGAAGGATCTGACGTAACTAAGCCTGGTAAAGTCAAGACCATCATGCAAACCTTGCTGGATCAGTCCAGTGCTACCAATGACTCATTGACATTCAAGCAGTTCCAGGGTGGAAACCACTTGTGGATTGAATCAGTTGGTTTGGATGGCGACCGTATCATGGGTCGTACTGCTGATGTTTTGTTCTTTGACGAAGTTCAGAAGACTACCAGCATTGCTATTGGTAACTCACTCAAGGTTCTTACCACAGCCAAGTACGGAGGCTCTAAGGGAGTTCAAGTTTACTTCGGAACCCCACGTCGTAAGGGATCTGATTTCCATAAGATGTGGCAGCGTTCTTCCCAGCAATACTACTATTTGGGGTGCGAAGGCTGCAAAGAATACTTCCCACTCTACACTCCTGGTTCGGATGATTGGGAGAAAGTTTGGATTTACGGCAAAGTTGTCAAGTGTCCAAAGTGTGGCCATGAGCAGGATAAGCTTGCCGCTCAAGAGCGTGGTAAGTGGATTGCTTTCAAGGATGCCAACGATCCTGATTGTGACATGATTGGTTTCCATATCAATCAGCTTTACATGCCTAAATTCACTCGCGAGGACATCGAGAATGAAAAGCCGGGCAAGCATCCAATCAACACCGAACGTGTTTTTATGAACGAAGTAATGGGCGAGTTCTTCCAAGGAGACTCCAGCCCGATTACTCCAGAAGAGATTCGTGAGCACTGCGCTGACTTCGAAAGAAAATTCAGCCCTCGCATTGTTCCAACCAAGGGACTGATTCAGCAGTTCGCAGTTCTCGGAATCGACTATGGTGCTCGTTCTGACTTGGAGCAATTAGCTAATCCAGACAAGATTACCAAGGCCGGTCAGTCCTATAGCACAGCCGTTGTTCTACAATCCAAGGGGCCAGGACTTCTCTCTGTCGAGTTTGCTATGAAGTTCAAACGCAACGACATAGAAAGTAAAAAGGGAATCATTGATCAGTTGATGCGTCAGTATAACATCAACTTGGCCATTGGAGACATTGGTTACTCTAACGATTTCTCTGCCTTGTTGCACAACATGTACGGTGATAAGTATTTGGTTTCTCGTGCCCACAACAAAGTCAATGGCCACATCAAGTTTACGGTAGATGCCTTTCCAAAAGAAATTATTTTCGAAAGAGATCATTACATTGGTGAGCTATATGATCAAATGAAAAAGGGGATGATTCGTTTCCCATTTGGAGATTATGAGAAAATAGCTTGGCTAATTGAACATTGCTCCAGTATGGAAATCAAACCATCTGTTGGTCGATTTGGTAGTGACCCTCAAGTACATTATGTCAAAGGCGGTACACCAAACGACGGTTTCATGGCACTTTTGAATGCCTATCTGGCCTATAAGTTTATAATTACTCGTGGTTTCACCAATAACAACCCGATTCTTGAAGTCGCTGCCCGAAACGTTAATAAACCGATGGTTCTATCAGGATACGTGCCCAGAAAATTCTAAACCAGCAGAATAATGCGCTAAACTGATATATCATATATTGGTATGAGAGGGTATAGTGGAAATGAGGCATAATGTCTGGTATTAAAAAGTCTGGTTTAGGAAATGATCCCTCCTTTTCCTCAAGATTCCTAGCAGGTAGATCCACTACCCCACAAGTTAGCGCCATTATGGCACAAGGTGTTTCTCAAGAGAGAAGACAGCTTTTGCAGAATGAAGTTGATGCTGGAATGTTTAGGGATGGTTCTGGACCAACTATTCATGACAATGGTGAAACGGCTAACTCACGTGTAGTCGCTTCTGTTGGTATGAAGAAGACCGCCCAGGTTGTCAGCAGCGTTGGTGGCATGTTCCGTGGTATCCACGGCGATTCCGTCAAGCAAACTCCTGAAGTCTATTCCCCACTCTGGTTGAACAGTAACCTCAACCTTCCGCGTGACCGTGCCACCATCAACGCATGGTGCCGTAGCTTCTATGCATTGAACCCTTTCGTGCATAACGCCATTAACTTACACAGCACGTACCCAATTAGCAAATTGAACATCAAGTGTCCTAATAAGGATATCGAGAAGTTCTTCAATGATATGATTGAAGAAATCGATTTGATGAACATCTGCGTACAAATCGCGCAGGAATACTGGCTGTTGGGAGAATCATTTGTTTATTCTGAACTGGATGAAAGCAAAGGCAAGTGGAGTCGCCTCCTCATCCAGAACCCTGATTTTATGATCGTTAAGCGCACGGTTGCTGCTAACGAACCTATCATCATGTTGCGTCCTGATGAGAACTTGAAGAAGATCATCTTCTCTAACAGGCCAACTGATATCGAACAGCGTAAGCAACTCAATCAACACATCATTGATTCCGTTCGTAGAGGCGAGAACATTCCACTAGATAACTTCCATGTCAGCCATTTGGCCCGTCGTATTAGCCCATACGAAATCCGTGGAACTGGTTTGCCTGTTTGTATTTTCCGTCAATTGATGTTGTTCGACAAGTTGCGTGAATCTAAGTACGCACAGGCTGATAACATGGTTAATCCACTTACCATTGTCAAGATTGGTTCGGCTGATTACAAGCCAACCTTTGCTGACTTGGAAGCTTGGAGAGGTGTGTTCGAAGAGGCTCAGTATGACAAAGACTTCAAGATTTTCACTCATGAAGGAGTGGATGTCACTCGTGTTGGCTACGGCCAAGGTATCTACGATATCTCTGGTGATATTACTCAGATCATCAAGGAAATCTATGTAGGATTGCAAGTCCCGCCAGTTTTGATGGATGGTGGTGCTGACACTACCTACGCCAACGGCGGTGTAGCTTTGGACGTTTTGCGTCAGAGATACATGCAGTTCCGTAACATGATGTCCCAATGGTTGAAGCGTAAGATTTTCGCTCCAATCTCTAAGATTCAAGGCTTTTACGATTACTCTGGCGGTGAAAAGCAACTTATTATTCCAGAAATCGATTGGAACCACATGAGCTTGTTTGACGCTGGTGATTTCATCAATAGTTTGGTGACTTTGACCCAGGGACAGGATGATCAGAAGAGGGTTTCCTTGCATACTTTGTATCGTTCCATTGGTTTGGAGCATGAGGACGAAGTGCGCAAGATGCGTAAAGAAGCTATCCAGAATGCCATTGCCAAGAAAGAAAAGGCGGCTCTAGAAGCTTTGGATTTGAATGCTTTGAGAGCTTTGGATGATGAGGATGAAATTCCAGAACCACCAAAGGCCGGTGCTGGTGGCGAAGCTCCAGTACCAGGGCAGACTGGTCCAGGTAGTCCACCTCCAGGTGGTCCAGGCGGATTGCCCGACTTGGGATTGCCACCTCCTCCAGGTGGTCCACCAGGCGGAGCACCACCTCCCCCACCTCCTCCAGGCGGTCCACCAGGGGG